CGCTAACTTGTACACCTGGTGATATTAAAGCCATTTAAGTTCTCCTGTTATAACAACTGTTAAAAGTATTTATATGATTTCTTCAAAAACATATATCAAAACCCCCATAAAAAGGTACCACAAAGGTGAGGTAAATACAATATGAGACCTTTATGCGAATGCGGATATAGACCTGCGGCTGTAAACTATAAAAAGAACGGTAAAACGTTCTATCGTAAGCAATGTGATACTTGTTTACACCACGGCAAAAAAATGTGGGGGATACCTAAGTGGCATCGTGCCGGTTACAGACAGTTAGATGTTTGTGAAAAATGTAATTATAAAAGCAAAAACAAAGAGCAGTTTAATGTTTATCATATTGATGGTGATTTAAATAATACGTTGCGTAGTAACTTAAAAACTATCTGTGCAAATTGTCAGCGGGTGATGCAGAAGCAAGGCGCAAAGTGGAAACAAGGCGACCTTTTACCTGACTTTTAAGATCTGCAATAGTTCCTTCATTATATATATTATGTTCAAATGATGCTTTTGCCCATCTCCATTCACTAGGGTGTACATCAGTTGGTTCAATGCCTAAGTCTTGATATTGTCTAAACCATACAGGGTCTGGTCCACGTTTAACACACCAAACTTTTCCGCCCATACTTTTAATAACTTCTACTTCGTTTTCAAAGCGTACATCAGGAATAACAAAGTTCTTATTAGGATTATCAATAATACTCTTTTTAACAAAACTTACCCAAATTCCGTCATAGAATCCGTTACGCATACAATCAGTGCCAAACTCTTGTAGTACTAATCTTGGAGTTACACTACGTCCTGTTTCTTTGGTCCAAAACGTATCTTCTTGCTCACGCCAATAACGACTGTCTGGAGTTTCACCTTCAAGCATGTCACGTGGCCAATCAAACATTAACGATACTGCATCTTTAAGTTTGTCTGCAAAACTAATCTTTTCAAAGCCGTGATCGTCAACTAAAATGTCTGCTACTGTGCCTTTACCGCAACTGATGAGTCCACAAATTCCAATAATCATAATGAATCCTTAATTTATAATGTATATTATACGTTATAATTTAGCAGATGTCAAGTATTATTTTAACCGATTGTGAAGCCGTATCCTACGCCGCCAGCTACTGCTAGTGATACTTCTGCTTCAAGTTTTTCCATTTCAGCTTGAGCTTCAGTTTTTAGGGCATCGCCGTTGAGTGAACTACCACCTTGTGGTCCAGAAATAGTAGCAAATTTTGATCTTGCTTCGCCTAACATATACTTACACTTAGCAAGTGTATAGTCTTTGATCCATTGTACAGCCATATAGTCATCTAATAGTTCAAAGTCTGGTCTGTAGTTGTAACATTCTAGTAATAGTTCTTCTTCTGCACGGGCACGTTGTAAGATTGTAAGTTTCTTATTTGATCTATTCCATTTAAATTCAATAAATGATCCAAACATACGTCCTACTAATTCTTGATATCCTGCAAATGCATTATAGGTTGATAGTCCGCCCATATTACTACTTGCTAAAAGATAGGTATTTGTGTATGCCATATTAAATGGTTCAAATAATGTACCGCCATCGCCACCACCTGTGCGTGAGCCAATTGAACGTCTATAAATCTTTTTAACTTCCATTATTTCACTTGGTAATACGTAATCATTTTGATCAATTACTGTAGGCAAAAAGATGTACGATTCTTCAACAGCATTTTCACTACGCTGTCTAAACTTAGTTAATGCTGTATTAAGAGCACTTTCATAATGTTCTGGATCGAGTTCAACATCGATCATTCCGCCACCAAGACTAAGTTCTACGTACTTGTAAACTTCTTGCTTCTTTGTATTAATATTTGTTGACATGTATCTTCTCCGTACATTGTATTTATGCGTTACGATAAATACTATTGTTATGCCGAGACTTAGTTTATACAAACCCGAAAGAGGGAAAGATTATTCGTTCTTAGATAAGACTATAACAGAGATGTTTACCGTTGGAGGTACCGACGTCTTTGTACACAAGTACTTAGGACCTAAGAACCCAGATGATGCAACTGCTACGGCTGATCAGCCGCAGTATAATGCTGTCAAAGAAACCAATATTCAAGACATGCTGTTTATGGAAAACAGAGATCGCAAATACGATCCGGACATTTATACAATGCGTGGCATTTATAATGTTTCAGATGTAGACTTTGATATGAGTCAATTTGGTTTGTTCTTACAAAATGATATTATTTTTATGACAATACCTATTAATTATAGTGTTAAAGTACTTGGACGTAAAATTATGTCAGGAGATGTAATTGAGCTTCCGCATTTGAAAGACGAAAATGCACTTAATGACTTTAGTGTAGCATTAAAACGTTATTATGTTGTTGAAGATGTAAACAGAGCAAGTGAAGGTTTTGCACAAACTTGGTATCCACATTTATATCGTGTAAAGATGAAACAAATTGTTGATAGTCAAGAGTTCAAAGAGATACTTGATTTGCCAGCAGAAGAAGGATCGTCGCAAACATTGCGTAATGTACTCAGTACATATGAAAATGAAATGCAAGTTAATGATGCTATAATTGCACAAGCAGAAGCAGATGCACCTAAAGCAGGTTATGACACTAGTCATTTATATACACTACAAGTTGATGATAGAGGCGCACCAGAATTAGTAACAACAGATACAAGTACACTCGATGCAAGTACACAAAACGAATTAGCAGATAGAGTTAACCAAACACCAGAGCGTGAGGGCTATACTGGTTATCTTATTGGAGACGGGTTAGCACCAAATGGCGAAGCGTTTGGTAGTGGTATAAGTTTTCCTACTTCGCAAGTTGAAGGAGATTATTTCTTAAGGGTTGACATGTTACCAAATAGATTATTTAGATATGACGGACGTAGATGGGTTAAGATGGAAGATAATGTAAGAATGTCATTATCAAACACTGATACTAAACAAACACAAAAAGGTACGTTTATTAACAACACAAATGAATCAACAATTGGTGGTGATACTGTAAAAGAAAGACAGGGTCTAAGTCAAGCGTTAAAAGCTAAGGCAGATAATTAATGCAACATTTTTATGATGGACAAATACGTAGATATGTTACTCAGTTAGTAAGACTGTTTAGTAATTTCTCATACAAAGACGGTGACGGTAAAGTAGTTCGTGTACCTGTTATGTATGGTGATATTACACGCCAAGTTGGTCATATTTTAAGAGATAATTCAGAAAACAAAATACCAAGTGCGCCTCGGATGTCTGTATACATTACCGGTTTAGAACAAGACCGATCTAGAACTAGTGATAGTTCTTATACTAGTAAAGTAAATATTAGAGAACGTGCTTACGATGATACAGGTAAGGAATATTTAAATACGCAAGGTAAAAATTATACAGTAGAACGTATAATGCCTAGTCCATATACATTAAATGTTAATGTAGATATTTGGTCAACTAACACAGATCAAAAATTACAAATTATGGAACAACTATTAATGTTGTTTAATCCTAGTTTGGAAATACAGACAACTGATAACTATGTTGATTGGAGTAGTTTAACAAATGTAGAACTAACAAGTATGAATTTTAGTTCAAGAGCAATACCAATAGGAACTGAAAGCGAAATTGATGTAGCACAGTTAAGTTTTTCTACACCAATATACATAAACCTTCCTGCAAAAGTAAAAAAACTAGGAGTAATTACAAGTGTTGTAATGAGTATATTTGATGAGAGTGCTGGAACAATTAAGTTGGGTAATAGTATTCCTGAATTAAGAGCATACAGCGATAGTCCATCAGAAAGAGCGTCAATGAATAAACAAACTGATCGTGTAGAACGTGACGGAGTTGATATTAGTGTAACAACATATAAAGATTACGAGTTAATTGTAATGAATAATATAGCACAATTAGTTGATAGGGGTGTGGCAGGTAATGTCCTTTGGACTAGCTTAGTTGATGCACTTCCAGGAGAATATCGTGCAGGCTTGTCACAATTACAGTTACAAAGGGTAACACTACCTGGTGAAGCAGGTGGTATGAGTGTTAACGGAACAGTTACAATTAATACATTAGACGAATCACAACTTATTGTAAATTGGGATGAAGATACTATTCCTACTAATACAAATTTAAATTCTCCGTCTGGTAGAAATAATACAGGATCAATAGACTTCATAATTGATCCAGGAACATATAACCCTACTACTGCTAAAGCGGCAGGACTAAGATTATTACTACTAGGTGATATAAACACAAGTGCTAATGTTGGCGGACTTATGGATTTTGGACAAGATCCAAGTGATGGTAGTTCTAAAGATCCATATGATGGTCCAGATGCATGGAAAAATGCAGACGGATCAGACTTTGTTGCTAGCGAAAATGACATTGTAGAATGGTCTGGTACTGCTTGGAGTATTGTATTTGATGCTAGTACAGACACAGGAACTACAACAAAATACATAACCAACCTAAATACTGGTGTGCAGTATAGATGGACTGGTACAGAATGGATACTTTCATTCGAAGGCGAATACCGAAAAGGCACCTGGCGCCTGTCACTATAAAATAAGTACTTACATGAAACAAGAGATTATTTGTAGTGGTGCATTATTCTATTCTTTAAAAACAAAAAGGTTTTTATTATTACATCGCACACAAAGTAAACAAAAACATGTATGGGGATTAGTAGGAGGTACTAACGGCAAGGACGAAGCTCCGTGGCCTGCACTACAACGAGAAATACATGAAGAAGTTGGTGAATTACCAGACATAGTTAAAACTATTCCACTTGAAACTTTTATTAGTACAGATGAAAAATTTAGTTTTCATACATATCTGTGCATTATAAAAGACGAATTCCTTCCACAACTAAACGAAGAACATGACGGATATGCATGGGTAAGTTTTGGAAGATGGCCCAAACCATTACACATGGGATTACGCAATACATTACAAAGTAAAACCAATCAAACTAAATTTGAAACAGTTTTTAGTCTAATTGATTATTTAGAACAGGATAAAAAATGAAGCAAATCAAAAACATTACGATAGTAGGCGGTGGGTCAGCGGCATGGTTAGCGGCCGCATATATTCGAAATAATATGTGGGACGTTCCATTAACAATAATTGATAAAGAAGTAGGA